ACTTCAACTGAGTCGAAGACACGATTTCCGTTACGGTACCCTTGATAGACACCAACGTTGCAGCACCTGCAGCAGTGGCAATTTCGCGCAGTTCAATAACATGCGTTGGCTTGAACTCTGCAGTCGACAACACCTTGACGATGTATTCGACATTCGCAGTCATCGTTGCGTCATCCGCAAACGCCGAGCCATCGCCGTTAAGGAATGGTGCGGTGCCAGTGCCTACCGTAGTAGTTTTCTGCGTAGGAAAGCGGCGTTCGAACTGTCCGAACTCCACCTTGTCAGTTTCTTCCGAAGGAAGATACGAGAGCAAACCCATGAGAGGTGCTGCGCCCGAAGGGTACTGCCAGAAAATCTTCCGGCGTGATTTCAACGAGCGTGAGCCCGTCGTGTTGTCTGTGGAATACATTCCAAAGGCCATATTGTGTTTGTTCTATTATCTGGCAAGACCTGCGGCTGAGAGAAAGTCGGACCGGATTGTCCAACGACAGAGGACGTTAGTCCTCCAAGAAGTCGTCGGTAGCATCACCCTTAACGGACAATGCTACCTGCTTTCCTCCACCGGCCCCACCCGTGCCACCAACGCTAGTGCGCGGCAACCGTGGTGTTGTCCCAGGAGTTTGTTTTGTTTTTGCTGCACTGAGTTCAAAATCGGCCACACCTGCGGACCTAATTGTCTCAGCGGCACCATCAGCAAGTGCCTTAAAGTAAGCATTTTCGTCGGAAAATGTTTGCGACGCCAGTTCTTTTGCAGTGATTGCAATGATCTTAGAATAACGTGGGTTATTAAGAGGTTCGTATTGGTTAAAGAATCGCGTACGCGTGCGCTCAGCCTTTGCCTCAGAGATATACTCTTGCGACGGAGCAAGTTCTTCGCGCAGTCTGGAAAGTTCCAACTGCATAAGGTTACGCGCACCCACAACACTCTGTTTTACAAGACCCTGTTGGAGGTCTGCAAAGAGCGTTTTGAACTCTGCTTTTTGCTCGGGCGACATATCTTCCGTCAACCGGAAGAACTTGTCAAGAAATTTAGGGTCTTTCTTTTCAGGATTGTATACAGCCCAAAGTTCGTCTTTTTGGTCTTGGGTGAGTTCTGCCGGGCGTTCTTCTTTTGGTGTAACCTGACCTTTAACAATTCCCGCAAGTTCCGTCATAGCTTGACGCAAATCGTCAGGCGGTGCAGATTCAGTTTCTTCGGTTTCTTGCGTTTCTTGCGCGTCGAGTTCGTCGAGTTCGTCGAGTTCGTCGAGTGATGGATCGATGTCGTTCATTTTATTAGTTCTTCTTTGATTGCGGCCAACGTCTCATTCAACGCATCTGACGATTGGCGTAACCCGCGAAGATGTCCGATTGCAACGAAATGCGCACACAGCGTTTCAACATCCCGAACGTCATCATTAACGATAACGCGGAGCAGGGTGTCTTGTGCTGTGGTGTTTTCCGTTAGCATTCGTTGCGTATAAGGGTGCTGGATATACTTTTCCAGCTCTCTTTGCGCACTTTCGAGCTTTGCAATGTCGTCAGCGTCCATTAGACGTTAGCGGCAGCGCCCATAACGTCCGGCATTTGCTGCACATTAGGCGGCATACCGGGTGGCATCATGGGCATTGGTGTGGGAGCGGGCAAACGACCTGGCGTTACCCCGCGTAAAGTGTAGATTTCCTGGAACAAAGCCTGTATTTGAGCTGGTCCGTAGCCCAAAACCGAAGCAACTTCCGGGTTGGAGATAATTGTTGTAAGGATTTCCTGCAAAGACTGTGCAAGGAAAGCGTTTTCTGAAGGATTCGATGCGTCGTACACAAAGAAATCCTCGCTTGTGGCGATAGTAATTGGGTCTGCCTTAAAAAGAATGTAGATTTCTTCCAGCGTATAAGGCATACCGGTCGCTGGGTTTACCAACTGCGTTTTCCACTGTGCCCCAAGGATTTGGGAAAACGTTTCAAACTCCATTTCTTGTCGGTTGTTTGCAATAAGCTGTTTGCCAAGACGTTCAAACGCTGTATCCCAGATACCGCCAAGCGTAGTCTTTCCGCGTGCGGTTGCTCCTTGAATGTTTGCACGATCCGAAGTGGCGCTACGCCGTCCCGGTGTGCTGTTGCCTTGCATAAGGCTGTTATACCCAGTAACACCTTCAAGCAAGTCTTTTAGCGCAGCCGTATCCATCATTACGTTCTGTGTAACGTCCTGCGTGGAAAATTGTTTGATATAACGATCTACTCCGGTTTGCGATGCGTTCTTGCGCAGATAGATGTAAGGAGACCGTGACTCCAAAGATTTCACATCAATTCCTGCCGGGTCTACAATCCACTTGCTTTCAACACTATTCTTTTGCGACGTGATATGCGCGTTCAATTTCCACGTGATAAGCGATGTAAGCTGGTCACAAATGTCGGATAGACCTTCGTTTACTACTTGGTGCTGGTCAGGCAAGAACTGTGCTGCAATGTACGGGAACTGGCCATGCAGGTAATACGCTTCTTCAAACCGAATAATGGTCTTGTCGTTTGCAATCCATACAATGTAACGTACAGGAAAACGTTCCGTACCCAAAGGCGAAGTTTTGTCATCCGTAACACGAAAGTTTTTTGGAATGATGTCACAGATCATTTTGGTGATAGTAACTGGCCCCTTCTTTACCATACCTCCCGGATCACTCATGGAGTTTCCCATGCTTTTCTCTTCGCGCACATCCATTTCGACAATGCGTGTATTAGCCTTGCGTTTAGAATACTCGTCTTTAGAAAACTTTGGAATCTTGTCTAGGTTAAAAAGATCGTCGTTACCCCGTAATGACGACATAGACCAAATATCTTCACTGCCGCAGTATTCTCCTTCTTGATACCGTGTAAGCGGAAGCGAAACGTCAGGCAACCAACGATACGGCGAAATAGGCACCACTTTATTTCCAACAAACGTTGGGATAGCTGTAAAATCGTTTGTGGTTTCCTCAGCCATTTCTCCAAACGCGCCTTCAATGGTTTCGGTCTTTTCCACCCGCATGTAACGATATTCTTCCGCATAGCACACCTCGGCAACACCAACAGAAAAACGGGCAATGTCAAGAAAGAACTGGACAAGAAATGCTTGCCATGTGTTTTTGCGCAGATCTCGCTCTAGCACCAACTCCATTGGTTCACGCAACGGATTATCTTCGGTGCCTGTAGGTTCAAGCGAATAGAACCGTTTGTTCTGCATAAGGGTTGTAACGTTGAACGCTACAAACGTCATGCACTGAGAAAAAGTTAGCGGCACTACTAACTTGCGTGGCTGGCCACGAGAATCCGCAGCCTTGTCCTCTTTGTCTGTTTTACGCTTTGACCGAAACGTATCGTCATGGTTGTCCCATTGAGAGTAGTGCGTAGCCATTTCCTTGCGCGACGCATCTACAAGTCCCATGACATATTTCAACATAGCATTGTGCTCTGTAGAGTCAACGTCTTTAAGCTTTTCTTTAAACGATGTAAAATTCATTAGAGGTTTTGTCCAGAATACTGGACATTACGAGCGAGAAAAAGAGCGATAACGATCACGCATGTGGCGCGATTTACGTTGCATAGGAGATTCTTCGTTAGAGTCATTAAAAAGCATAAGGCTTTCGGTGTCAAAGTCTGGCAAGGATACTGGAGAGTAGTCGTATTCGCCAGCGGGTTCAATATATGTAAGGCCTTGGAGGCATAGACGATGGAGATTCTCCATCATGTCGTCGTTTTTCTTTACGGGTTTGTTTTCATCCCCGTCCCAGACAAAGCCCCGAGAAATCTCAAACAACGTCCTGCGGAGATTTGTGTTAAAAAACAAGACCGGATTGCCGTGTTTGTCACGCGCTTTAAGCGTAGCTTTAACAGAACGTATGCCATTTACAGGGTCTTTAGTAGCGGGGATAACTGCAAGACCAAGACGACGATATTCGTCCATTGCAGTAGTCTCGGTAAGTTTGTTAGGAGTTGAAGCAAGTGGATCGACAATACCCGGTTGTGACGGATGCGTTCCAAGAAAATCTTTAATACATTGAACCTCTTCGTCTATAAGCATCTGTTGCCAGAATTCGCCATAGACTACAGAAACATCTTGCGGAGACGTTGCAATAAACAACACAGCGTCATTCTTGCGGAAATGATAGTCAATCGCATAGCGAATGCACCAGTCTTTTGGAGGAGTGTTCCAATCTTTCCAACCTTTAGGTGGGTCTTGCAGGACGTGTTTGTTCCACGAGAACTCTTTAAAGACAAGTCCTGCAAATGACGTAGGCAAGCCGTGCAGACGAGCTTCTTTTTCGTCATCTGTCAGCCATGCCATAAAAGACTTAATATCTTCCGGAGTATTGTGCGGGTTGTCCGACATACTCCCAGTCATCATCCAACGATCACCCGAGGAGATTGTTGTAGCTTCAAGCCCACGGCCAACTTCAAGGTTCGGGACAAACGCTTCATCAATCCAAGGTTCAGTAAGAGGGGTGCACGTGAACCAGCCGCGCCCACCACGATCGACCAGTCCACGTGCAATAGCTTTCCACATACCTTCCGGACATGGCTCATCAATGTGCGCCCAGTCCCAGACACTGGACTCTTGGCCCAGAGGGTTTTGTTTGTAAGATTTTACTGTATCAAGATGTATAACACTCCAGCCGCCAGACACATGCCTGACAGGTATGCGATCAATAGCACCGCTATGATTACGCGTAGGTTGCCCAAGAGCAGCTTTAGGGATGTATTTAATTAGCTTGCCTTTGTTTGTTCCTTCTTGTTCGGTGAACACTTCTTTTGATTTGTCCCAGTCTGTTGTAACTACAAGACCTTTTGTCGGAAAAGACGGAATACCTAGAGTTCTTAAAGGATTACCCTTAGGTATCCACGGACGGTAACCTAAAGCAAAAGCAACGTCTTCGGCAGCACCCATTTCACTTTTACCAAAACGGTTGCCTGTGCGGGCATAGCGATAACGCGCTAACGCATTTGCATGAAAGGCTTGTTGTTTTTCATGTGGGGCGTAGAACGTAATTTGGTTCTCTGAAAGAAGTTCCTGCTGCCGTTTTTCTAACGCAAGTTCCCGTCGGGCCAACAGGACAGACATAGCAGGCGTAGAAGGATTGGCAGTGATCACAAATTTTCGTCTAACAGTTTTAGAATGCCGTGCCAGGTCTCTTTGGTCTTAAAGTAAATTTCCATGGTGGTTGCGCCACCTTTTTCGTTCATCAGGTAGACGTCTAGACCGTAGAGCAGCGTGTCATCTTTGTAAGCGTAGTAGCCTTTGAAGTCAATCTGATTGAAGGTGAACATCACATAGTCATCCACGTAGACCTTAACGCGACCGTTAAAGATCTTAAAGCCGTATTTTGTCACACGGTAAACCGGATGCGCGTTTTAATGCTGTCTAACGCTCTTGACTTTTCAAACACTCCACCGCCTTCACGCGAACCTGCAGCGTCAGTGTTTCCTTCAATAGTCCGGATACGTCCGGCTTCAGCACCGCGCAAGCAAAG